TGGCGTGGTGGTCCCTACTGCATTCAAGAGGTTAAAATTTCCTGGTGCCTCAAGCATATCCCCTGGATACGGTCTGGGGTGTATGTTTGATACAGAGTTGTTCTCTGATCCCCACAGTGGCACGAACTGATGAATATATAATTCTAGTTTTGTCAGAATGCTTGAAAAAGACCCGATCCTCCCAGCCATGTATTGTTGTTTCATTGACACTAGTACCCTATTCATAGCGTCTCCGTTACACAGTGTAGTGTTTATTCGCACAAATTGTGACAATGTGACAATCCCCCCAGTATCTATCGCTTTGCTCATTTCAGCCCAAGGTGCAGATAACAGGGCCTTAGGGTAGCAGGGTGCCGTTGCTAGTATTACGGTACCATGGTGCCCTACTGATACACCTGGGTCCGTTTCGTTCCCGGTAGCCACCACTGAAACCACTTCTTCCCTCCAACTTCCAAATGACCTGTGACCATTATAGTTTGTTATTAAGTTTTTGGTCTTCATAGCCGTTGCCCAATTAGATTGGATTTGCGTCACATCATTCCACACCTCACCGCAGAACGTATCAAATTTGCCTGCCACTACATTTTGTAGGTGATCTAAATATATAGCGTTTGGTCCGGTTACGCCACCCAATGTTTCCATCTTTTCTCCCTTCTCATTTACTTTTTCTGTGTGACTATAATTTGGGGTACTACCCACAGACCCCATCCTCTCGGCTAATTCAGTGTCTGATAAACCTTCTGATGACCCACCGTTCAACCCGTTCTTTATTCTAACGTATAAACTATCACCGTCTTCAAATTTATGCTTTATTTTGCCATTGCTTGTGGTAACCTTTAGATCACTCTCTTTTAGCTTCAAAGAAGTGGCAATGTTTCCTAGCGTATAATTAAAGAACCTATCTATGCTTGTTCTAACCCAAGCTTTCCCTAACCCTAATGCCTCACAATTCAAGAATATATTATATTCCTGGGCGCTACCTGATTTTTGTTTTTTCAACTTATTCTCACCCAGAGTTATCGTTTGAAAAGGAGCCACATTTGCGTCCTTCAGGTTCAGATTTGACAGCAGTATCCCCGTGTTAGCGCCTAACGACACGCTTGAAAAGATGACTGAATGCCCTTGGGGTACAGAGAAACGCTGTATATCTGGCGATGTCGTCTGTGCCGTAAAAGACCCAGCATCCGTCAGCGACCCATTCCTATAGGCTATCGTGCCTAGGCCCCACATGCGTCTTGTTTCACTATTTTGAAATGTGGCGGTAGTCAGTAGTGTGAAGGGGACTTCACCCGGGGCAACGACTTGCACTGCCGCCATGCCTATATTGGGTACTGAAGGTACCCCAATACCGTATAAGTTTGCATACCAACTAGCTTTCCCCCAGGTTATGGTGTATCCAGTATCATTAGTATATAATACCGAATCCGTCTGCACAAAAGATAGGAACAGATCACTTTTTGAAAAAGTGATCGATGAATTGGCATAATCTGTGTTTCCTGTGTTCATATGCATTATAGCATTCCAATCCTCTGCAGATATAGCCCACAGGTAAGGTATTACTGAACATTCCCTTATTATAATATCATAAAGCCTTTGTTCATCGCTTGCGTCCGTACCAAACAAGCAATCAATTAGATCCATTGGATCACCACTATATAATGACTTTAAGAAACTTACGACTAAGGAAGCATGTAAATCGTCATACAGGCCGGCCACCTCTAACTCTTTAATAGACCTATCCCAACTACACACCTCCCTCAAATTGTTATTGTGTAAAGCATCCGGTTTATTGACATGCCATTCAGTCCAGAAATCAAAACTTGTGACAGACTCTGGATGCGCTTGTGCCTTACTAGTTAACTCAGACAATCTAGCTAGCCTACGTGCTTCACGTTTTTCTTTTTCCTTATCAAAGAATTCTTTCCTGACCCCTTCTTTATTTGACAGACCTAATGTCACACGTGCCTGTCCCAATTTATCATCTATTGTATTACTTTTTGACAATGCTCTTCCTTTATCCTCTGACTCTATCTTGGCCTGCCTATTCTTTGACATCACGGCCACCCCGGCATTGTGAGTTTCTAATTTTTGTGTAGTGAATTGTTTCACTGGGTAATTAGTACGTAACCTTTTATCTCCGTTTTTCAGATCAGTATCCCCTCCTACTCCGCAGTTTATATATTTGGCCACCTTGTAGCCCAAATTTATGATTTTGTGTGTCATATTAGCTAATTTAGCCGACACTTCGTTGCAATAATGCTCAACATGACGTTTGTTTAGTAGTGCAGTGAACTGAGTGCACTTAGCTTTTATTGGGACGCACCACCCATCATCATTAACCAAATATTGCTGGCCTTTTCTTGTTATGTAATGTTCACTATTATCATTTAAACATTTTTCTTTAAACACAAACCCTTTACTTTGCATCGTCGCACCCTCACCCTCAGCAATAATACCTGCCATCTCCTCATTTACCATCACTCTGTTACACCCTACAGCAAACACTTCACCTTTATTATCTACAAATACTCTATTCTCCTTCACTATCTTGTGATATGAATCCGGAATCAACTCCTCTCCAATAATCGTTTTTGCGTCTTCCCACTCTTCACTTTTGAAGTCAAACTCTCGAACAGCAGTCATATCTTTAATCTCTGTGGTTGTCATCATATCGCATACGCTAAAACAAAAAAGTCCTTCAGTTGCCTGTCGCCGCACCAATTTAAGTATTGATAACTGGCTAAGTATGTGGTAGCCACACCCCACTTCTTTTTAAGAAGTCTAGACTCATCGCTGTGAACTCGAACACTCTGCTGGCCCTAAGGATTATTTTACACCCCCTAACCTCTTCAGTTTATGTTACGTCCCACAGTGATGAGCCATAAAACACGTACCCCCATCCCTTTCCCTCTTTTAGGGGTAGTGAAAAAGGCCTGGCTTATTTTGACCTTTTATGAATCCCTCGGCTCTATAAAGACTTGGACTGAGTCGGACGTTATCGTCTATGTTCTGGGACCCTTTGCTCGTAGGTGATCAATAGCAGTTGACTAATCCGCTATCAAAATATTTAGATTCTCTAGGAACACCACGTAGTTACGGCCACACCCCAGACACTGCCTATTCAAAGGACACGTGCTTAATCTCTCTCTATACGATCCTATGATGAGTCATTTCACCACCATGTTGTTGCAAGTCATCACTCTTGCCACCCAACACACCTCATTGATATATTTTTGTTTTTATTGATTTTTCTACTACTTTTTGTATTTTATTTTATTTTTAGTTTTTATGTTTTTGTTTGTTTTGTATTTATGTTTTTACTATTTTACGTATTTATTTTACATGTTATTTCAAAATATTAATTGGGCGCACCGACCACCCCGAGAGCCGCCCAACTCGTCTGATACTTTGGTTGAGGTGAATTCCCAAAGAGATGCTTGTTTACGACTGCGTCCTTCCCCTGTCGAGACCCTATAAATTACATATAGT